GCGAGTTTGAGGACCCGGTGGCTATCCCTTTGGATGCTACTCGGTTTGATCAGCATGTCTCCGCACAAGCGCTTAAATGGGAGCATTCTGTCTACGAGGCGTGCTTTGACCGGAAAGATCGCGCCAAACTACACAAGCTGTTGGAGATGCAGCTGGTCAACCGCGGGTTCGGACGTGTAGGAGACTGCAAACTGGACTACGAGGTTATCGGACGGAGAATGAGCGGTGACATTAACACAGGGATGGGCAACTGCCTCCTCATGTGTGCGATGCTTCTCAAGTTCCGTGATGATATGCGCGTGAAGATGCGCTTGGCTAATAATGGAGATGATTGCGTCTTGGTTGTTGAGCGCAAAGACATGTGGGTGGAGGCAGAAATCGCACCACACATGCTGAGGTTTGGCTTCCCTGTGGAGGTGGAGGCTTCAGTGCATGTGTTGGAGGAGGTTTCATTTTGCCAGACACACCCGGTCTATGATGGCGCTCGGTGGCTGATGATGCGTGATCCACGAATTTGCATCGACAAGGACCTTTGTACCGTGTTGGATATGTCAAATCTCGGAGCCGTACGAAAATGGGCCCATGCTATTGGGACATGCGGGCTAGCCATGACGGCTGGCCTGCCAGTCATGAGTGCGTTTTATTAGATGTTGATGAGACATGGTGTGAAAGGGAACGTCATGGATAGCCCATGGATGGACGGAGGGTTTAAACAGATGGCTGCTGGCTTGGCCCGCAACCAGATAGTTATTCCAGCCGCTGCCAGGGTTAGTTTCTGGCGTGCATTCGGTATAATGCCGGATATGCAGCTTGCAATGGAGGAGAGCTACACTGGAATGGAGCTCAACTTCTCGGCCGGGGTATCTGAGTCACCACTCTCATACCTGCCCACAGTCTGGTAAGACTAAAATTACCGTGAACTCAATGACTAAGAACCCAAGTAAGAAGCAAATGACTCAGAGGAAGAAGGGCGCAAAAGTGAAGACCAGGGCCATGGCGCCGCGGCCGGGGCGTGCCCCTCTCGCGGAGTACCGCGCGATGCTGGGTAACCCGTGCGCGGGACCTTTGGTGTCTGCACCGTATGCGGGTATAGGCTCATCGTACCTCATCCGCACGGTCAACACTATATCTAACCTGTCTGCACCCTCCACGGCAGCGACCGGGTTTGTGGACTTTGCGTTCGAGATGACGCCGTGGAACATGCCGGCAATCGGCACCGTGGCGGTGGGGTTGACAGGAGCTACGGCTATGCAAGCTAGCTCGGCGTACACTGTCACCAACTTTGTGTCTGGGACCGCGGTCAGGTCATATAGGCCTGTTGCCGCGTGCCTTAAGTACGTCCCTACTGGACCCATCGCTACCCGCTCAGGCGTGATTGGCATGAGCTATTGCCCGGACAAGATGTTCGCCAATTCCGTGACCACTAGCGCCATGCCGCTGCTGTCTACGACCATGCAGCAGGACCCAACTGGGTCTGTGCCGCACGAGATCTTGTGGCTGCCGTCGTTCGAGGATGAGCGGTTTGGCACGCCTGCTGAGACGAACGTCAATGGCGCCGGTTCCAACCTGATTGTCGGGTTGAACATCGACGCCACCGGCAACACTACCAGCCTCGTTGCGAA